CGGGAGGCCGATGAGGCGGCGCTGGCCGATGCTGCGGCCCGAGGACTCAATCTCTGGGATTTGTAGCGGGAGGCCGCCGCGCCCCCGCATAAGGGAGGCGTGAGGCATGGCCCAAGGTTCGACCCCAAATCAAAGCAATCAGTATGCCGGCATTACGACCCGGTTCATCGCCCGAGAGGCGATGGAGCAGACCCAGCGGTATCTCGTCCTCTATCAGTTCTCCGACAAGAAGACGATCCCGCACGGCCGCGGCGTCCAGTGGGAGGCGTTCCGCTGGAACTACATGAACCTGCCGCGGTTCCCGACCGCGGAAGGCGTGCCGCCCAATCCCAACAGCCTCGATTTCACCCAAGTCACCGGCACCGCCGTTCAGTGGGCGGGGCGCTGGGTCGGCACCGATGTTGCGACGATCACGACCCAACAGGATCTGATGCGCGCGGCCGGGAAGCAGCTCGGGATGCAGCTCGCGCAGTTGAAGGAGCGTAACGGCTTCGTCAACATGAATGCCGGAACGCAGATCAATTACGCGAACGCGGTGGGATCGCGCGCCAGCCTCGCGGCTACCGACATCCTCAACCCGACCGATGTCAACCGGACCTACGCCAACCTCTCGAATCTCGGCGCGCAGAAATGGAACGGGCAGACCGGCGAGACCGTCGAACGCTCGATTGACTACACCGCGCGCAATTCCGAGAAGACGATCAAGGGCGTCGAGCACTATGTCGCCGTTGCCTCGATCTTCCCGCTGGAGGATCTGCGCAACAACCCGACCGTCGTCAATGCCTGGAGCCGGTCGGATGTCGACCGCCTCTACATCAACCAGATGGGCTACTGGGGCGGGATCACGTTCTGCGAAACCAACATGGCCCCGAATTGGCTCGGCACCGATGCCCCGACCGGGGTGAACGCTGTCGGGAATCTGACCACCGGCACCTATACGATTGTCGTGACGGGTTGGGACGATTCCAAATTCTACGAGAGCCGGATTTCGCAACTTTCCGCCGACATCTCGGTCACGACCGGCGGCATCCAGGTCACGGTGCCCTCGACCACAGGCTTCACTTACGCGGTCTATGTCGGCGTTGGTTCGGGCGCGCTGCCATCGCAACTGGGCCTCACCACCTCCGGCCCGACCGGGGGTTCGTTCGCGGGCCAGGCGATCGAGATCCCGCCCGGGACCGTCGTGACGATCACCGGCCTCGGCGCCCAGATGATCCCGCCGGCCGCGCCGACCAGCGGCGTCACCGTCTACCCCGTCTATATCTTCGGGCGAGAAGCCTTCGCCTGCCTGAAGCTGGAAGGCGTCCAGTGGTTGCGCCCGAGCGGTGCCGATAAGGCGGACCAACTCGATCAGCTCCGCGTGATCGGGTACAAATTCATGGAGGGGTGGACGATCCTCGACCAGCGAAAGATGGCCCGCATCGAGTGCTCGGCCAGCAACACCGGCGCGTTCAATTAGGAGGCCGTCACATGAGCCAAGTCAGAATCGAAGTCGAGGTTCGCATCATGCAGGTCGGGGCCGGCACCGGCACCGTCCTCATGGGCCAGCCGCAGGCCAACAATCCCGGCGTCGGCCCGCTGCCGCAGGGCAACGGCTCGCTCGGCAACGGGCAGATGTTGTTCATGAACGATGCGACGATGGTGCCGGGCACGGCGGGCGCGATCACCGAGGCGAACCTTTTGACGGCGCTGCAGACCATCGCCAGCGATTTCGCGGCGGCGACCGGCACGCCGCTCATCACGGCGGACATCCTTGCCCAGATCAACGCCTGGCAGACCGGGAGCCCGTAAATGGCCCTGCAAACACTCGGCACCAACGCCAACACCAGCCTTTCCGCGCTGGTGTGGAATGGTATGGCGACGCCTACGGCTGATGTTGCGGCGATCAACGCGCTTATCAAAAATGATGTGAATCCCCGGCATCCGGTTGCGCAGATCGGCGGCAGCGGCGCCTTCGTCAAGGAAGGGCTCCTCTATGTGCCGAACCGGGGGAGTGATCCGCTTGTGCTCCGGCCGGGCGATGCGGTTGCGGTGGATTCGGTCTCCGGGCAGGTCATTCTCGTGACCGCTTATGGTCTTTCGGCCGGACCCTGGCATTTGGTGTAAGGAGTTTTCATGCCGAGAGAATGGACCGAGGAGGAGCGCCGAGCTTCTTCGCTTGCGGCCACGGAGCGCCATCGTCTGAAGCGGCTTGAGGCCGCCGAGGCGAGAGTTGCGGCCGCCGCCGCGTCCGAGCCGGAGCCGACCCTTATGCCGGCCGTGCCGCGCGAAGGCGAGGCGCCTCAGCCGATCACCGAGGCGGACGACGGAATTGGGATTTCCGAGCCGCCGGCGGCCGGTCTTCCCGATCCGTTCGAGGCGTTTCTCGCGGCTCAGGATGCCGAGACGCGGGCGGTGTTGTCGGACGCCGATCTGCGCGTCATCTACGAGCTTGAGGTCAAGCGCGCCGCCGAAGCGAAGCACGCCGCGGCAAAGAAGCTGGCGGCGCATCGGGCGCAGCGCCATGCTCAGGCCGTAGCCGGGCTCATCCCTGCCGAGCAGCTCGCCGCAGCCGCCCAGCGAGAGCGGCTTAATCGCAAGGTCTCGTGGGTCGTTAATATGCCCGAGGCCGGCAATTCGGGGATGCTGATCGACGAGGGCGTGCGCATCGACGGGCGCCTCCTCTATCACGGCCAGAAGGTTACGGGCACACTGGCCGAGTACGAGAGCTACCGCTCGATCGAGTGGCTGGCCCATCAGAACGAGCTCGATTTCCAGGGGCGCGGGCGGCTATCGCGGCTGCGCCAGACGGCGACCGGCTTCATCAACAACAGGACATCGGCATGAGCGGCGAGGACAAGACGGTGGTGCGGCCGGTCGAAATACCGGGGATGCAGATCAGCTTTTCGAGCCCGATCGGGCCGAGCGGCAAGGGCATTAATTTCGTGCTGTCCGCTGGAGACGATATCGAGTTTGCCGACCTGAACAAAAAGCTCGATGTGATTGCCGCTGCCGCGCGTCGGCAGGACGCCTTCGAGCAGCTACGCCTCGACCAGAACGCTCTCCTCTCCAATCGCAAGCTGCTTGCCCAGCAAAAGGCGAAGCTGGTCGCAACGCGCAACACGATTGATTCGAAGGTTGCGAACTTCCCCTCGCGCCGGCGCGATGCAGATGCGACACGGGCGGCGCCGCAGGAACTCAGTGCGGTTTCGCAGATCGAGGGGCGCATCTTCGAGATCGAGGCGCAGATCGTCGGCTGCGAGGAGCGCATCCCGTTCTGGAAGAGGCTGCTGCGCGGCGAGGAGCCGCTCGACCTCGATGACGTTGAGCCATCGAAGATGGCGGCGGAATGAGCAACATTCTCTTTGAAGAAACGCTTAAATATGCGTCCTCTCGGGCCTTGCGAGGATTGCCGATGCCGCATCGTGTAACCGTATCTTCGTGGCAGGATTGGAAGACACTCACGAGTGTTGCGCCAATTTGGGCTTTGGGAGCGGGAATCATCAAGATTTGTGGGATTGAGTACGCTTTTCAGCCTAATATGGCGGCGGAGTAGATGTGCTCACCGCGGCGGCCATCATCGACCGGGCCAACCAGATTGCCAAGGGCCGCGGCATGGCCCCGCAGGGTCTCGACGGGCTCAACGCGATCCTGTCCGACCTCTGCGAGGTGCATGACCTTGCGCTTGCGCGCGGCCAGTTCAATTTCAACTTCGATCCGCAACTGACCTCGCTGTTCGGCAGCGGACCCTACTCCCTGCCGCTCGATTACCTCAGAACCTCGGGTTCGTCCGGGGCTCGCGGTGTCACCCGCTCGGCCTGGTATCTCTACCCCGCCCCGACTCTGCCGGCGGCGCAGCCGATCTTTATGACACCAATCGACCTGGCCGAATTTGACCTCTATGCCAAGCTGCCGAGCCAATCGACGCCGAACCTCTGGTGTACCGATATGGCGGTCCAGAAGATCGTCATCTCGACATCGGCAAACCTGACGGCGGGAAGCGCAGCGGGAACGGTTGTCTTGGCGACGGGCATCCTCAGCGGCATGTCGATTGCGGGCGAGGGCATCGTGCCGGGGACGACGATTACGATCTCGGGCCTCAACATCACGCTCTCCCAGGCGGCGACGATCACCAACCCGGATTCCAGCGTTTTCTTCGGATACCCGCCGCTCGCCTACGTCTATCCGGCGCCGCTCGGCCCCTATCCGGTGACGGTGCGCTATCAGCGCAAGATGCCTCCGATCATCGACGACGGGGTGATCCCGTGGTTTCCGAACGAGGGGTTTTTGATCGAGAAGCTGGCCTCGTTTCAGATGCCGATCACCGGCGACAGCCGCAAAGACACGATGGAGGCGAGCGCCGACAAGAAGCTCGGCAAGTACCTCGGGCTTTCGGACGACAAGACCAACCGCAGCCAAGCGGTGCAACTCGATGGCCGGAATTACGGACGCGGCGGCGGTGGCGGGCGTGGGCTCAGGGACACGAAAACGATGGGGTGGGGGTGCTGATCTGTGCCCTCCTCGATTCCGAATAGCGCACCGATCAAGTGGGTCTTCAAGGGGCTGACCGACGCAGCGGATGGGACCAACTCGTTCCCGGGCGCGATGTCGGATCTGATAAACCTGATCCCCGACCCCTCGACCGCCGGGGTCTACGTGCCGCGGCCGGCCGCCAAGATCAAGACCGACTTCACCGGATCGAACGCGC